TCTCTTTATAGTATTATCTCTAAAATCGAAGAGAGAGTAGAGATTCAATCAACAGAAGATAATATGCAGATGATAAATCTGTTTGAGTCTGACGAAGAAATCGCTGACTACATCCCCCTAGGGCTAAATGCCGAGTTTGATAACTTAGTTCGATTTAAGAGCAGCGACTATATTCTTATGGGAGGTAAGCGCGGTTCTGGTAAGTCTATTACTTGCTCTAACCTGGCAGATACTGTATATAAAAGAGGTAAATCTGTTTTGTACTTCAGTATTGAAATGCCTACTCGTGAAGTATTACAGCGTCAATGTTCTATTGGCTGTGGTGTCCCACACTCTAAAATTAAGTATAAAACTCTGGATAACCTAGAGTGGCTTAAAGTTGCAGAGTGGTGGGCAGATAGGTATCAAAATGGAGACAAGCATTTAGAGCTTTATAGATCGCATAGAGACTTTAATAAGTTTCATGCGGCTCTTAAAAAAGAGCCCTTAAAAGAAGTACAGATTGATATTGTATACGACCCTAGCCTAACTCTCCCTAAGTTAAAAGCAGAAATCATAAAGAGAGTACGTCGATTAGGAAACGTAGGTCTTGTAATTGTTGACTATGTTAACCAGATTAAAAGGTCAGGAGATAGTGATGATAAGTTTGATTGGAAGGACCAGATACACGTGAGTGCTAGCTTAAAAGAGCTTGCTGGGGTTCTACAAATTCCTTTCTTTTCGCCTTATCAGATTGATGCTCAAGGAGAGGCTCGCTTTGCTAAAGGCATTCTTGACTCTGCTGACGCAGCATTTATTCTTGAACCTGGGCCTGAGTCTATTCAATTTACTTGTACTAAGATGCGCGGCGATGCCAAGATTAACTTTACCTCTAAGGTAGAGTGGAACTCGCTTCGTATTGGCCCAGAAAATGGGGCCGAAATAGTAGTTGAAGAAGATAAGCCTAAGCGCAAGAAGTCTTCTTTCAAGACAGGTATTGACGAAGACGATAAGCCTATTATGGATCGTATTTATGATGATCCGCCCTTCTAAGAGGACATTATGCTAGTAGAAGAATTACTTCAGTCTCAAAGTATTGAGTTTAGGCCTAGCGGGAAAGACTATCTTATACGCTGCTTAAACCCAGATCACGAGGATAGAAACCCTAGTCTCCGAGTAGATAAAACTACTGGAATTATGAATTGTCTATCCTGCGGATTTTCTGGTAATATTTTCTACCAATTCGGAGAAAAGCCTAATTGGCTACAAGTTAGGCGACAAAAGCTAAAAGAGCTAATTAATGAAAAGCTAGCTGAAACTAGTGGGTACAATATCCCATATAATGCCGTGCCATTCGAACAAGAGTGGCGCGGCATATCTGCCGATACTTTTAGAAAGTTTGAAGCTTTTCAACATAACAACTCTGAATATATCGGACGAGTTGTATTCCCTATTCGTAATATTACTGGGAATATTGTTGCTTTTTGTGGTAGACACCAAGGGCAAGTAGACCCCAAATATCTCTTTCACCCAGAAGGAGCTAAGCTACCTCTATTTCCAATAGTTAAGCCAATACAAGGTAGAGTTATCTTAGTAGAAGGTATATTCGATATGCTAAACCTACATGATAAGGGGCTTACTAATGCTATATGCTGTTTCGGAGTTAACAAAGTAACTCAAGAAAAAATAAATATTCTAAAGATTCAAGGAGTACTAGGGGCTGACTTATTATTCGATGCCGATGATGCCGGAAAGGCAGGAGCAGAGAAAACCAAAGCTCTACTAGAAGCGAACGATATTCCGGCTGAAGTAAGAACTTTGGCAGGTACCAAAGACCCAGGTGACTTGACAGCCTCACAAGTGATCAAATTAAAGGAGATACTATACGGTGCGTAGCGTAGCTATTATCGAAACCAAGCCTAGTCGTACGGACTTTTCGGTTAGTTTCAAAGAAGCATTTGAGTTCGATAGATTTGCTCTGTGCTCAGATCCTACTATTAAGAAAGTCCTAAAGAAGGACGTGGACATTAATTTTGACCCAGACAATTATGAGTGGGTTATTCTTGTTGGAGCAGACGCCTGTAAATACTTTACAAAAAATGCGTCCGTAACCGACTATAGCGGCAAGATCGTGGAAGAAAAGTTTCTTCCCGTAATCAATCCAGCAATGGTGTCATTCAAGCCAGAGTCGGCTAGACTATGGGAAGAGTCACGCGACAACATTATTGGATATATTACTGGAACTAAGAGAGTAGTTAAGTACTCAACCGATAAGATTTACGGGATTACAGAGTCTGAACACCTAAAAGAGTTTTTGAGAGCTGCAATTGCAAGCCCTAATACCTTCATCGGTCTTGACTCTGAAACTACAGCACTGTACCCTAGAGATGGATACGTACTGGGAATCAGTCTTTCTTATGAAAGAGACCATGGTGCTTATATTGATTCTGACTGTATCGACGATGAAGCATCAGAACTATTCCAAGAGCTGTTCAATAAGAAGATTGTAGTCTTTCATAATGCTAAGTTCGACTTAGCTTTTATGAAGTATCACTTTGGTTGGGAATTTCCTAGCTATGAAGATACTATGCTTCTTCATTATTGTATTGACGAAAATCCTGGTACGCACGGGCTTAAGCAGTTAGCTCTTCAGTATACCGACTACGGCGACTATGAACAGCCAATGTATGAGTGGATTGACGATTATAGAAAGCGTACTGGATGTTTGAAGGAAGATTTCAGCTTTGATCTAATTCCGTTTGACATTATCAAGAACTACGCAGCTATTGACGCTATTGTAACTTTCTTGCTATATGCAAAGCTAAAGCCCGCTGTAACTAAGAATAAGAAGCTAAATAAGGTCTATAATGAGATTCTTATTCCAGCCTCTACGTTCCTGATTGAAGTGCAAGATAACGGAGTTCCCTTCGATATTGAGCGTCTAAAGTTTGCCCAAAAGGAAATGCAGAAGAGCATCGACGAGTCAATCGCGGAACTCTACCGGGAGCCTAAGGTTCTAGAGTTCGAGAAAGATCAGGGCAAGCCTTTCAATCCAAACAGTGTTATGCAGCTTCGTAGCTTCCTTTTTGACTACATTGGGCTGACTCCTGTAGGAAAGAAGACTAGTACAGGTGCAAATTCAACTGATGCGGAGGTTCTTAAAGAGCTAGCGGAACAGCATCATATTCCAAAGCTCATTCTTAATATTCGTCAAAAGAGCAAAATTAAGAATACGTACCTAGACAAGATTATTCCTCAGCTAGACCGTGATGGACGTCTTCGTACCAACTTTAATATTCACGGTACAACAAGTGGTAGATTAAGTTCTAGCGGCAAGCTCAACTTACAACAGCTTCCTAGGGATAATTCAGCTGTTAAGGGCAGTATTAAAGCTACTCCAGGGCATAAGATCATCGCGGTCGACCTTACAACGGCAGAAGTATACGTAGCCGCCGTACTTTCCAATGATAAAGAGCTAATGGGAGTATTTAAGAGCGGTGGCGACTTCCACTCAACAATTGCAAAGAAAGTATTTAACCTACCTTGCGAAATCAGCGAAGTAAAAGAGCTCTATCCTCTTCTTCGTCAGGCTGCCAAAGCTATTACGTTCGGGATTATGTACGGGGCGGGTCCATCAAAGATTAGCCAACAGGTTACAAAAGATGCTAAGGATAATGGCATGGACTACATTTTCACAGAAGAAGACGCTAGAGAGGCTATTAAAGCATACTTTAAGCAGTTCAGCGGCCTAAAACATTGGATTACGAAAAACCAAGAATTTATTGCTAGCAATGGCTACATATATTCTTATTTTGGTAGAAAGCGGAGACTTCCTAATGTTCTTTCAACTGATGGGGGAATTAAGTCTCATGCAATTCGCTCAGGATTGAACTTCCTTGTTCAGTCACCTGCTAGTGATGTTAACCTACTGGCGGGTATTGATATGCAGAAGTATATCAAACGCAAGGGAATGAAAGCTAGAATCTTTGCTCTCGTTCATGACTCTATCTTAGCCGAAGTACCAGAGGACGAAGTAGACCATTACATTGAAACGCTGAAGGAGTTTATCAAAACCGACAGAGGTCTTTCAATTCCAGGTTGCGCTATTGGCTGTGACTTTGAAGTAGGAGATGATTACTCCTTTGGTAAATTTGAGAAGCAATATGATTTTGTATGAGTATAGAAACGAAATCCCTCTGAACACGCTAAAGTCGTGGCGAGAGCAAATTCTCGCCACGGCAAAGTTTAAACCAGAAGGATGGACAGGTATTGCTAGAGAACCTTTTAGGCACTGGGCTGCTTATCCGGAGTTTACAGGAGTTTATGAGGAGATTTTTCAGTGCTTGAACGAGTCATTCAAAGAAGACGGATTTAATCTAGAGCCTGAGAGAGCTATAGTCAATATGTATAATCATGGAGACAGCTCATGGCTCCATAGAGATACAGACGAATCTAACGCTTGGACTATTCTTCTATTTATGAACGAATATTGGAAGATTGATTGGGCGGGGGACTTTGTTCTAGTACGGGATAACGAAATTATAAATGCTGTAGCCCCTACTCCAGGTAAGTTTATTCTCTTTCAGGCCAACATTTTGCACGGAGCGAGACCAGTCTCTCGGGAGGCAGAATTTGCTAGAATGGGGCTCGCTATTCAATGTATAAATCGTTCAAAGATATAAAAACTATTAAGTTTCCCGTCTATGCTTTGCCCTCTCAGGATTGGTACAGACAGGACGGGGTACTTTTTATTAATGATGGTAAAGTTTTAGACGATACCAACATGCCAGGGACTACACTAGGAGTACGTAGATTGCAGTGCGGCAGAACCGACTTACAGACACTAAGACGCGCATATTTAGATTTTCCTAGTATGCTCGCTAGCAAGAAGAAAATATTTATAGACTCTGCGGGCAACCCTTTTGTTTATAGTAGAACTATTAATAGCCCTCTTATCTATCATAGGGTTAAGAGGATAGAAATGAAAGAGTCTGTATCAATCGTAAAACTACACTCAATCCCTAGTCCATTTACTATACCAAGACCTCCATACGGTGACGCAGCCTGGGCGAGAGTGCTTTACTTTAAAGGTGCTCCTTGGTTTATATTTGATTTTGCTTCTGAAAGAGGCAAGGACTCTTATAAAAGAGTATGAGAAACAATGCGTAACAGAAAAAAGAGAGCTGCGCCGAACACGCCGGAATTTCATTTGAATTACATACGTCCATTAAACAAAAACCAAGCAAATGTTTTAGCTAGTAATAAAAACTTGGTGTTAAGTGGGTATGCCGGCACGGGAAAGACTTATTTGGCATCTTATGTTGCTTATAAGGAGGTCTTCGAGGGCAAGTATAATAAACTTGTGTATATGCGCAGTGCCGTTCCTACTAGAAATATCGGGTTCTTACCTGGGAATGATAAAGAGAAGCTAGAAGTATACGAGTCTCCTTATGTTGATATTGCAACGGAGTTGTTAGGTAGAGGCGATGCTTATGAAATTCTTAAAAAGAAAGGACTAGTGCACTTTACTTCTACCTCATTTGTGCGGGGTATAAATCTTCGGGATGCAGTTCTAGTAGTAGATGAATGTCAAAATATGAGTTACCATGAGCTTGATTCAATCATCACTCGCTTAAATGAGAACTGCAAAGTAATATTCTGCGGCGACATTAGACAGGCAGACCTATACAAGAATGGCCTACAGGACTTCTATAAAGTTCTTGATGCTATGGACGAATTTGATTTTATAGAGTTTCGTAAGGAAGATATTGTTCGTAGTGAGCTAGTAAAGAACTATATTATTAAGAAAGAAGAAATATTAAATAGGCTATAATTAGCAAAAGAAGGTAGTAACTCTACTACCTTAGTGAGGTTTTTAATGAAGGCTATAATTAGCAATAAAATCTACATGGTAGTAGAGCCTTCTCTGTATAAGACTTTGGAGAAAGAACTTACTTATAAGATTCCATCTTACAACGAGCCGGAGAAGTTTATTACTATCAAGAACCTAAAGGTTATTAATTTTAATATCTCCGGGGGACTAATGCTAGTAGCTTTTCCTGTCGGCAGAATGGATTTAATTCCTAGTAACTACGAAATAGTAGATAAGCGCTCCTATAATACATTAGAGGATTTTCCAGAGTTTAAGTTCGATTTGCGCCCCAGTCAGCAAGAGATTGTCGATAACTTCAATGATAACTGCATAATTAATGCAAAAGTTGGATTTGGAAAAACGTTCACCGCTCTAGCTCTTGCTTCGAAGTTAAAGGAAAAGACATTAGTTGTAGTTCATACAGTCGCTCTACGCAACCAGTGGGAAAAAGAAATTGTAAAGACGTTAGGCATTAAACCTGGAGTTATTGGTAGTGGAAAGTTTAATACTAATAGTCCTGTGGTAGTAGCCAATATTCAAAGTCTAACAAAGCACGTAAGTAAGGTTAGTAGAGAATTTGGGTTAGTAGTATTGGACGAGATGCATCACGTTTCCAGCCCTACTTTCTCTAAAGTTATTGACGGGCTATTCTCTAGATATAAGATAGGTCTCTCGGGTACTATCGAAAGAAAAGATCAAAAGCACGTTGTATTCAAAGACTACTTTAGCTCTAAGATCTTTAAGCCAGATAAAGAGAACACTATGACTCCTGAGGTTCATGTAATTAACTCAGGAATTCATTTTTCAGACTTTTCTGGCGCTCCATGGGCAGAGAGAATTAATGTTCTCAAAGAATCCTATCTATATAAAAACCTAGTAGTAGCCCTAGCGGATAAGTATGCGGACGAAGGGCATAGAGTAGTGATTGTCTCTGAACGAGTGGAATTTCTAAAAGAATGTTCGGAAGCCTCTAGGCATACTTCCGAATTACTTATCGGGGCTGTAAAAGACGAAGCTAGGGATAAGGTAATTCAACGTGTATACGACGGAGAAGTGTCACAACTATGGGGAACGCAGAGCCTAGTGTCAGAAGGACTATCAATTAATCCTCTAAGCTGTCTAATTCTGGCGACGCCACTTAACAATATGCCTTTATTAGAGCAGCTTATAGGTCGAGTAATCAGAGGTCATCCAGACAAGCCCACCCCAGTTATTGTGGACATAAGACTAGAAGGTAACACGGTAAGTAGGCAGTACAATAACCGCCTAGGGCACTACATGAAAGAGGGCTATGAGATCAAATTCATAAAATAGTTCTTGACTTTTATGTGATTTTTTGGTAATATTATGGTTCTTCTATACGACTGGAGAAAAATTTGTAGAAAGGCTGGAGGGAGCTCTAAGCGAATCCTTCTCATTTTAGAGTCTATGCTTAGCGAGAGGATGCCTAAAAGCAGATGGGACCCTATCTATAGATATTATTATGACGATTTCTCGGGGCACAGTTTCTTAAGAAACCCTAGGCCTCTGCTTGAAGAAAGACACAAGTGGAGAGATAAAGAGCTTGCCAACTATATAGGTTTAGCGAGTTTTCGTAATCTAGGTGAGTATAACGCAACTGGGAAAGTAACACTAGACTTAGTTCATAGCCCCATTGAACAAGACGCAATAAACAACAACAGACTACTTCGAATAGACGGCGATAATATTCACTTCTATTATGAAGATTACACCAAGGAGAAAAAATAAATGGCAGGTTTAGGTTTTGGTACAGTAAAGGGCTCAGCTAAGAAAGACAAGACTGAGCAGTATAAGATGGTAGATGGAGACAACTCAGTACGTCTGTTTGGTAACATTTTACCTCGCTACGTTTACTGGATCAAGGGGACGAATGGTAAGAATCTACCTTTCGAGTGCCTAGAATTTAACCGCGAGACCGAAAGCTTTGACAAGGCTGAGAAGGATTGGGTCAAGGAATACTATCCTGACCTAAAGTGCAGCTGGTCATATTCAATGATGTGCCTTGACAGCAACAATCAGCCAAAGGTCTTCAACTTCAAGAAGAAACTATTCGATCAGATTATGTCTAACGTAGCTGACCTCGGGGACCCCACTGACCCAGAGAATGGCTGGCTTCTTAAGTTCTCCAAGAAGAAGACGGGGCCTCTACCAATCAATGTAGAGTATACACTTCAGACTGTAAAGTGCCTTAACTCGAAGGGGCCACTTTCAGAAGAAGAGAAGGCCGCTATCGAGGCGTGTAAGCCAATTGAAGAGCTTATTCCTCGCGCCACTCCAGCAGCTCAGAAAGAGCTACTAGACAAGCTAATGAAGGGCGAAGACGATACAATTGACGAGTCAATTGAAGAAGAGCTTCTAGCTAATTAAAAAAGAAAGCCCAGGATACTTATTGTGTCCTGGGCTTCTTATTCGGAGTATTATGAACAGAAAATTACTACTAGCAGACATTCACATAAAGCTAGGCCAAAAGAATGTGCCCAAAGATTGGGCTTATAATCGCTACGAACTATTTTTTAAGCAAGTAGCTGAAGTAGAGAAGCAAGTTGACGAAATCCTTATCCCAGGGGACATTTTCGACAGAATGCCTTCTCTAGACGAACTTAAACTATTCTTTAAGTTTATTCTACAGCGCAAGAAGCCTACTATTATCTCTACAGGCAATCACGAAGCCACTAAGAAAGGAAAGAGCTTTTTCTCTGAGCTTAAAGAAGTCTCAGAAAGTCTTAACCCACTAGTGGAAATTGTGGTTGATTATGTGAGGGATCAGGACGGCTATTATGTTGTTCCTTACGAGTATATTGGCAAGGAACAATTCTGGGCTAGCTTAGACCCTAAACCTGTGGCTACGCATGTTCGCGGAGAGATTCCGCCTCATGTAAAGCCCGAGATTCCACTAGAGTGGCTCGATAAGTTCCCTGTAGTATTTGCTGGAGATTTACACTCTCACTCTAATACACAGCGTAATATTGTGTATCCTGGAAGTCCTATGACTACCTCCTTCCATAGAAGCGAAGTAGAGACTGGCTACATTATTATTGAGCCGGACTGGTCCTGGTCGTGGCACGCTTTCGATTTGCCTCAGCTTATTCGTAAGACTGTATCATCACCAGAGGAAATGCTGCCTACTGAGTTTCACCACACAATCTACGAACTAGAGGGTAGCATTAAAGACCTTGCTAAGGTAGAAAACTCCGACCTACTAGACAAGAAGCTAGTAAAACGTAAGAGCGAAGCTGCGCTAGTATTAAACAAGAAAATGACTGTCGAAGAAGAGTTGCTAGAGTACTTACGCTATGTGCAAGAGTTACCGGACAACCAGATAGAAAGCGTAATGGGAGTATTTAATGAGTACGGTCGTACTACAGTCTCTAGAGTGGGATAAGTGTTTTAGTTTTGGGGAAGCAAATCGTGTAGAGCTATCGAACGAGGCCGTTACACAGATTATTGCCCCAAACGGATTCGGGAAGTCTTCGATCCCCCTTATTGTAGAGGAGGCTCTTTACAATAAGAACTCGAAAGGCTCGAAAAAGAGTGAGATTGCTAATCGGCTACTAGATGGTAGCTATGCAATTAGATTGCGCTTTCAAGTAGATGAAGATGAGTACTTAATTGATACTCAGCGAAAGAGTGCTACTATAAAGATTAGGCTATCCAAGAACGGAGAGGATATTAGTAGCCACACTGCTACAAATACCTTTAAGCAGATCGAAGAACTACTTGGTATGGATTTCAAGACATTCCAGCAGTTGATTTATCAATCGACAAATTCTTCTCTGGCGTTTTTGACAGCCACTGATACTGCTCGGAAAAAATTTCTCATTGAACTATTCGATCTGTCAGATTACACGCGTTTATTTGAGATTTTTAAAGACGCAGCAAAGTCTCTAGGAACGGAGGTGACTTCGTTAGAGAGTCGTATCGACACAATTAATAAGTGGCTTGCCAACAACTCTAGTGTAGATCTTGAACTTAAAGAAATTCAAGAACTACCAGAACGTCCTGATTTCGGCACAGAAATTGGCGATTTGAACTCGAAGTTATCCAATATAAAATCGCATAATGATGCTATCAAAAAGAATAACCTGATTAGAAAGCAGCTTGAACAGAT